TGCCATGTCAGATGCTTTGGCAAGTTGGATTATTTCTTTCGGGTCTTCAGTTTCAAATGTTGCTTTCATATCCGTGTTTAATTTTCAAGAATCCATTCTACTAACTCAGGATATTCATTTAGCTTATCCGATAGGTTGTATAGATACATTTGGTCTACTTGTTTGCAGATAACACCGTCGCCATCGCAAGACGGACATACCGTGTTTTCGCTGACATCTCCTGTTATCGTTTCGTACCCGCCTTTGCCTTTACACTCAGGGCAGGTTAGTTCTAAAAATAGTTTCATTATTCATTGGGGTTTAGTCGTTCAAAATTCCAGTCTTTCAAGAATAGGTACATAAACCAATCTTTTGTCCGTCTTTTTATACGGTAGGCTCTAAGGTCTTTCTGCTTTCTTCTCATAGTCTTTTATCTTTTGTTTGTACAATATTACAATTTCTTTTAATTCGTCAATACTATATTTCCGTGTTTTTTTAGCGTAAAATTCTAACCAAAAAAATTCATCTTCTCCTATTCTTTCAATCAAACATTTTCGGTACTCTATTAAATTCCCGTGCTTATGTTGGTTGCAAGTCACACATTGCCCGTGAACATTGCTCTCAAAAAATCTAACATTCCAATGGTTATTAGCGTTGTAGAAATGTCCTGCATCGAATTTAGAAGTAAGTGGTTTGCCGCAACTTATACAACCTTTGTCTTTGTCACGTAGTCGGATGTACTTGTTGAACGTCTGCTGTGCTATCTTAATCCAATCGGATAAGGTCATTAACTCCTCTTTCTTCTTGGCTTTCTTTTTCTTCCATTCTTTGGATTTAGTTTCTTCTACTAAAACACGGATGCAATCTGGTTCTGTACAAAACTTTTGAAGAGATGTGTAAGGGGTGAATAGGTTTCCGCAGTTCTTACATTTTTTTGTTCGTGTTTTCATAGTTCCAGAAAGTTGTTCCGTTGTCTTAATCTTAAATTCTCTTCGCTTAGTTTAGCTACTAGCTTGTTTAGTTCTCTTATCTGTCTTTCACGCTCCATCCATACTGTCATTACGTATTTAAGGTTTTGTTCGTGTTTTCGCATCGGCTCTATTAAGTCGGTACGGCTTGGATGCTTTTCCTCTATCTCAGCTACTGAAAGACGGATAGAAGTTAACAACGCTTGTAAGTTTACTTCTGCTATTAGTGTGTCTGGTTTCATAGGTTAGAAAGGTACTGATTTATCATTTAAGTTCCAAAAGTTTAAGTTTCCTTTTACTTCCGTGTTTACGTCCATCTTCAATGGGTTAACACCGTTACAGCTAAAACCCGTTCCGTTTTCTAACCTGAATCTTACAGGCTCTCCCAACATAGTCGGTTTACCTCCCGTTTCAGTTTCTTTTACTTTCTTAACGTGAACGTGTGTGTACATCCAGTTATCTTGATCACTTACGTATCGGTGAATTACTAGAAAATCGTCAGCCCTATTACCCCACTTACCGCCACCTTCAGCATCTGCCATTGTCGGAGGCATTGGATGCCCTTCGTAATCTCCGTCTCTGTGTAGCTTTCTGAGTGCTTCAGTCGCTGCGTGAATACATAGGTAAATAGTTGTGTTGGTCATCTTGCAAAACAATCTTAATCGTGTAGCCATTTCGTAGTCGTAGTCGTGTGCGTTTGTACCTCTAGGTCTTAAGAATGAATTATGCGGGTCAATCATTAACGTGTCGTACTTACCCATCCCTTGAACACCTTTCATAAAGTCGTCTAAGGTTAAAGCCTTGTTTGTATCTATGAAATCAAAATGCGATTCTATAAAATCTTTACCTCTTTGCATTTCGTCTTTTGATAGCGTACCTACTTTAGCGTTTAGATACAACTCTAACAGGTTTCTCTTAATACCTTCAACTGTATTCTCACTTGAGTAAATTAGGTGTTTAAGGTCGTGCTTCGCACTTAGGCATAACAGATAATACAACAACCAATACGTCTTACCTACGTTAGCGTGACCCAAGATAATATTGAACTTACCTTCTTTGAATCGTAGATGGTTGTCTAAGTCTATACCTATCCCCTTACCTAACGGAACACGGTTTGTTCTTAACAACTCTAAAAACTCGTCTTGATCTCTATGGTTAACTTTCATTATTCGTAGATTGGGAATCCGTTTATGTCAAGTTTAGGTCGTGAAAAATGCGGTATATTATCATTATCATTTACATTAACATTATCATTAGCTTTCGTTTTGCTTTCATTTAGGTTTCGTTTAGGTTCTTTTTTGGTTTCGTTTAGGTTTTTTTTACGACCTCCTTTACACCCGTTTTTATACTTTTTTATGTTAGCGTCAAGTTGCGGACGGATCAAGGTAAAAACAGTACTGGATAAGCCCTCTAAATCTACGATAATGCCATTCATACCGTACTCAAATACAGCGTTCCAGACCTCCCCCTGTCTTTCAAGAGGGAGGGTTTTTATTGCTTCGTGGAACGATCTGTAAATTATCATTGAATCTCTCATATTTCAAATTTATTAAATATCCTTCTTATTAAATAACCTCTACCAATCGAAGCAATAAAGAATACAGCTGTAATGATAATATTCTGGCCGATGGTAACTGGAATATTCAATGCAGGATAAATGATTAACTGAATCACAAAAGAGGTGACCAACCCTACTAAAGTATTGGTCACGCTCTCGATTAGGCTATTGCGCTTGGATTGCATCGAAAATAGATATTTGTTCTATTTCGTCTTTGAAACGTGAATGAGCCAAAGATAAATTTATTTTTGCCTGTTTAAAATAGCTGTCTTTCAATTCTATTCCGATTGCCTTTCTACCGAGTGAAACAGGGCTGTAAACCTCTGAACCAACACCCATAAATGGAGTTAAAATTACTTCATTAGGATTTGAATATAGTTCGACAATTCTATCAATCACATCTAACTGTAACGGGTGTACGTGCTTTTCATCGTCATCTTCTTTACTATCTCTAAAAGGTAGTACATTGTCTATTCTTACATCATCCCAAACAGATGAGGCGTAACGCTGCCAAATGTAGTGAGACAGCTTATTTCCTTTCGGGTCGTCATGGTTCTTATACTTTCTGTTCAGCAAATCCCAAAGTTGAGCTTCATTCAAATCGCTATTGTTAGCATTATTCCAAGCCTGTAAAATATTTGGAAGTATTGGAGTTTCACCAAAATAACGAAGCAATCCTTTTTCATGCGTTACAGGAATTTTGTTTTCGCCTTTCTTTGTAAAGATTAATACATAGTCAGGCATAGCCGTGAAACACTTTGTAGAATCTTCTACGATAAACTTGTGCATAAGGCTTTGAACCATTGTACGCATACGAACTTTTAAAGGTTCTTTCCAAATAGTTATACGGTTTCGATATTCAAATCCGTATTTTTCATGTATGCGAATGATCTCATGTGGAAAATCCCAAAGGCGGCAAGTATTATCGAACACATCCGTACAATGAACAGCTGTAATACGCCCAGACTTTGTAACTCTAGCAATCTCGGCTACCAAAAATTCGTACTGATCCAAGAACTGTTCTTTACTTTCGCAGTTTGAAAAGTCATGTTCAGAGCTTGAATAGTTGTAAAGCCCTGCAAATGGGGGCGAATAAACTGAAAGATCAATACTTTCGTCCGCGATAGTTGGTAATACTAACATACAATCACTGTTATAGATTGCGTAATTTTCTGTGATCAATTGATCTTTTACTTTGTTTTCCATAATTAAATAAATGAAGGTTTGATTATTTGTTGATTAAACTCTTTTGTTCTATGTTCAAATGAACTATTAACATTCTTTGTCAGGTTTTCGTAAAGCTGGATAGCCTTTTCCGTCTTTTGCTGTAACGCTTCGACAACCCTTGTTTGACCGTCCGATATTACCATGTCAATTATAACGTCTTTAGTCTGCCCGAAACGCCAAAATCTACGGATCGCCTGATAGTATTGTTCGTAACTCCATGTAGGGAAAAATACCGAATGATTACAATGCTGCCAATTCAACCCCATTCCCGTCATTTTTGCTTTGGTTATCAGGCGTTCAATGTTTCCATCTGCAAAATTCATAAGAATATCTTCTTTCTTTTCGATTGACATTGATCCAAGTATTTCAACGGCATCTTTATCCATTTGCTTTATCAATGAGCTTTCATCGTTTCTATTTACCCAATATACAGATGTTTTATCGCTTGCCAATTCAGAGGCTTTTTCGCATCTTTCTTTAACAGTGCTTTTTTCTTCATGCTTAATTTCATGAAAGTTTTTAGCAACAATGTTAAACATCTGAATTTGACCGCTTACATCAATCAAAGATTGATTTTCTACAATATGTTGATTAACTATCAATTTCGGAAGATTGTAACGATCATTTGAAAATCCTAAATCTGACGGCATTTTAACCATTATTGACCATTGATTAACCCATGCAAAGAAATCTTTTTCGGCGTGAGGTTTTAAATAAAACTTTTCGCCGATGTTGCGGTTATTACTATCAACGCTGTTCTGATTATTCTTAAAGAATTTTCCGAGCATATCCATATAACCCATGTAACCCAAAGCCTCAGAGCTTGTCCCTAATTCTATAAAGTCATTCGGTGAAGGTGTTGCCGTTGATAGGTAACGGTAAGGAACTTTTTTAATGAATGAATTTATTTGGTTCTTAATCTTACCGTCGAAGTTCTTTAGTATTGAACTTTCATCCAAGATAACCCCGACAAAATCTGAACTATTAAGGTAATGCAATCGTTCGTAATTGCATATTACTATCCTCTTTGTATGTTCGCCTTTGATCGTTTGCTGAATGTCGTCTATTCCGATCCGTTCAGCTTCTTTCAAGAACTGAAAACCAACTGCCAAAGGTGTTAATATTAGAACCTTTTTGTTCGTGTGATTAACGATGTTCTGAGCGATAGACAACTGAATCAAAGTCTTACCTAATCCAGTGTCAGCAAATACAGCGATGCGACCTTTACGCACGGCTTTTTCAATAATGTACTTTTGAAAGTCGAAAGCACCTTCAGGTATCCAGTTAGGATTAAAACCAAAATCACCTATTGTGTGACGTTTGTTTTCTAAAAATTCTAAATAATCTTTCATTAGTTCCAAATTTCATTAGTTAGTGATTGTGGATTAACTGATTGTATCCAATTCATCAATGTTGTAATTCTCTTTTTCATAGTTTCGTTTTTTCTTTTGTGTAAAATCCATTTCGTCTATTCCGTGCCAGATTACTTCAATGTGGTTGTACGGACTCACGTGTTCGTCTTTCCATCGTTGAAGTTTGGCTTTCTTTTCGTCTTCAGATTCGTAGCTAAACACGGAGAAAGACCATCGGTGGTTTAGTTTAAAGACTATTTTATACCAAGTTTTCATAGTGTTAAAATTAGGGGGCTGTTACACCCCCGTTAGGCTAGAACGGTAAATCCGATTCAGGTTTAGTTTCCGTCTTTTGAATTGGCTCAGCCTTAACGATCTTACCATCAGTCCATCTGATTCTGCCGTTAGCTACGTAGACTTTTTTAGCTTTTGCCTCACGTTCTTCTTTAGTTTGTGAAATCCAAAACGAAACATTGTTACCGAACTTATCGGTCGTGTCATTAATTGAATAATCCCAGTTCGTGTAAGTACCGTCAGGGTTTTTAAAACTTAGTGTTCCAATTGCACTCATTTTTATTTGGTTTTTATTTGTTACTAAACTCTTGCTTTAAACGCTCAATGTAAAGGCAGAAATCCATTGCTTCGTCTTGAGCGTGTTGTAGCCATTCTAACGTCGTTAAATCCTCTCGTTGTAGCGTAACACCGTATTTTTCTATTCCCGCCTTAGAACGCAAAATAAATCGGTTTAGGATGGATTCTACTATTTCGTCTTTCATATCTTTTCAATTATTTGTTGATAATACTTTCTTGCTTCTTCTACTTTTTCGTAGATGGAGTTAATTGCTTGTTCGTCTTTTTCTACCAAGAACGCCCTAACTCTTTTCTGTTCTGGGATGTGGCTAAATTCGTGTTGCTGTCGTACTTCATTTTCGGTAGCTTCAGAAACTTCTAACTCTTTTTTTGCCCAACTTGCCCGTCTGATTTCGTCTTGAACGATGTCTAACGGAGTGTCAATTAGGCAGTATGAAACGATCGCACTTGAACGACCCGTTAACGCCATATATCCCTGCATTTGGTAAAAGTAATCTTTGTTAGGCAGTTCGTCTTCAGACCAAGGGAACGTTGACCCATCCCAAGACGATTTCACATCTACAATTAAAGTGTCCGTGATTACGTCGGGAGTTCCGCAGATAAATTCGTTCTCAAAGTACTCATCGTTTTTAACTACGAACCCAAGTTCTAAAACACGGTCACAAAGTTGTATTGCTTCGTCTTCTACTATTAACCCTTTGTCAATGTATCGTGAGTTAATCGTTTTCTTTATACCGTATTTGTGTTCCAAAGCAAGTTCTTGAATGTAGGTCTTTGCCGTTTGAGATAAGACCTCCCCCTTAGTGCGGGGGCTAGTCATTATCTTGCCGATTGCTGAACAACGAATTTTCATAACAACATTAATGCTTTAGTTTGCAACTCAGTTAATTCGTAACCGCTTAACGCTTTCTTAAAAGCCTCTGCTGTCATTTCGCCTTTTTCTACTTTGGCAAGTCCAGAATCAAAACGATCCTGTGAGATAGTTTGTTTCTGTGTTTTCGTAGCGTGTGAAGCCGTGTTTGCATCGTCGTCTTCAGCTTGTAGGCTTAGAAGTGACTGCAAAGTATAACGTCTAAAGTAAGTAACAGCAGAACCTATCTTTTGCGGGTCTGTGATTGGCGGTAAATCCATCCAACTATCAACGCTAATTCCTGTTTCACAGTCTACAATCATACTAAACACCTTTCCGTCTTGTATTGGTTGGATAAGGATTAGATTATACTTCAACAAAACAGGCTCTACCGCTTCAATAATTGCGTTAATGTCGGCATAGTTGTTTTTAAAATGCGGGTTCTTAGCGTTCTTCTTTACCGCTTCGATTTCCTGTTTTGCTTTCCATAGCTTAAACCAGATTGTCTGTGGCTTTGGAATTACATCCTCAAACTTTTCGTTTAGTTGAGGATAGCTTTTTTCTTCTTTTTTCATATTACTTTGTTTTTAAGTGTTTACAAATATAGTTAATTATTCACATCCCTTCACTATCTCCGCTTTAATTTTTTTTAGTTCCCGCATACTGGTAACGCCTAAGATTCTAAATTCTAACGGTGAAAACTTCTTTACTTTCGCCTCTTCTAGTTCTCCGACCTTTTGATAATCTACCAATGCGGATAGATCAGATTGCATAAAATACTCTATTGCCCTGAAGTCTTCATACATCTTTTGCGCATCGTAGGTTTTAAGGTTATGGATTACGCTAGAGTGGTCTAAGTTAAATAGCTTTCCCGTTTCGACTAAAGTAAGTCCGTGTTTGCGTAGAAAGTTCATAAAGATTGCCCGTCTAAATACCGTGTTACGTGTTCTGTCTTTTCGGTCTAGCCCTAGTTGGCTAATTAGTTCCTTCGTTTGTTCTAATTTAATTAAATCAGTCATTGTCTTCTGTTTTAAAGTGTTCGTCAACCCATTGCCTGAATGCTCTCTGGATGTCTATTTGTTGTTCAAGTTCTCCGATTTCTGCACCTTCTAGTAAAAGGCGGTCAAGGTTTCTAATAAAGTTAATCACTCCGTTTGCTTCTCGTTTGATTGCTCCTTTTAAATTGCACTCTTCTAAGTAGTCAGCTAAGACAGGAAGTAGTGAGGTGCTTACTAATAGTTCTTTCTCTTTCATAGTTTTGATTGTGTAAATACAACGTTATCTAAATTACTCTTAACATTGTTTATGTTGTCTAATACTGAATCAACATCGTCTGTAACAAAGACCTTCGTTAACCCAAATTCATCATCTATGGTTCCTTTTCTTGTCAGTTGATACTCGTAAACCATCCAATTACCATCTAAAACCTCAACAGAAGACACGCCATAAACAATTTCGCTTTCTTTATTCTTATCCTTTATTGAGTCGTATAATTTTGCTACAAATTCTATGTAATCTTCAAGCCCAACAATATCTATTAATTGTGCTTCTGAAATCTGCCTTGTCATATTTACTTTGTTTCAATTAATCCGTAAAACTCTCCTGTTCCGTTAGGGCTTAATATCGGTTGCCCGTTGTTGCCTTTCTCCCAATTAGGATAAATCGTCTTTGCGATTTTAGGAGTGTAAGTATTCTTTTCCCATCCAGTTGGCTGAACTCCTTTATTCAACCATTTTTTAATTAGCTTTTCCATACTCTGATATTTTATTTATTGTTTTAAAATAAGATTCTTTTAACCGTTTGATTGCCCTGTCGCAAATGTCTATATCGTGTTCGTATTTCTCTAACCATTCACGACTTGAAAAGTGACACCATTGACGGTAGTTTTTATACAAGACATCTTTGCGGTCTTTCTCTTCTTGAATCAGCTTTAGTAATGCCGTGGCTGTTTCGTGTAGTTGCTTTACTTCTTTCATAGGAAATAGTTTTTAGAGTTTCCGAGTACCCAGTTAAGCACTTTAAGTTCAGTTCTGTAACCGTCCGTGACCACCTTGTAAGCGTACTCGTCGATTTTACCTTCTTCAAATTCCTGCTTTACTTTAAGCATAGTGGTTTCCAAAATCATTACTTCCCACTCAATTTGTTCTTTTGTTTTCATGTTCTTTTTGTTAATTGATATATGCAAATATACACACTTGTGAATAACTACCAAACATTTTCAACATTTTTTTTCAAATTATTTTTGATTTGCCTGTATTTACTGGGTTTCAATTATATGTTTTTGCGTATAAAAGTGCATTATATTATACTTTTATATGTAATTACGTATAAAAAGACTAATATTTTATACATAAAGTGCAGTATAGTGTACTTTTAAAGGTAAAGCCTGAAAGAAGATGTGATAAATTAAGGGTATAGAATTAAAAAAGCCCCCAGAAATGGGGGCTTAACCTAACCTATGAAAAAGAACAAAAAAGCTTAGTGTAAAGATAGGTAATTAATCTAACTTAGTTAGGTATTGTTGATAAGTTCGGTTGGATATATGATATGTCTTTTTACACTCGCACTTCATAAACCTTTTAATGTAACCCATCGGGGTAGTATCTGTGTGGCTGAGTTTTACTTTCTCGCCACCGCATTCAGGACAGCACCATTTCTTTTGTGATCCGTATTTTAGTACAGCGTGGTTAGTGTTATGGTCAATATACGGCATAAACACGTTAAACACATCTTCCAATAGAATAACGTCTTGTTTGCAGTAATCAACCATTTCGTTAAGTGCTTCTTTTCGGATAGCTTTAGTGTCGCCTTCTTGAACTCTTTTCCACAGCCCCAAGCCTTCGTGGTCTAACTTTCTACCGACCTCTAATTTTTGCCCTAAGTAGTCTAGTTTATTAGACATAAAAGAAAAGTATTTACGGGCTTTTTTTAGTGTGTCTAAGGTTCTGTATTTCGGAAACATTAGAACGCCTTGTAGAACGCATCTAGTTCGTAGTTGGCGTATGTCAAATCTATCTCCGTTATGCGCTACAAGTTCATCAGCCTGACCCATTATTTTGATAAAGTCTTTCAGTAGCTTCTTATCGTCTTGGTTTTCATCCCACGTTAACACCTTGACCTCATCTTCGTATTGCCATTTGTAACAAACGCAAATTATCTTAACCTCGCCCTCTATTGTCATCGGTGAAATGTACTGTTCGCCGCCTCTCCATACGGGGGCTTTTACATAAGATGTTTCGATGTCGAAGAAAAGGCGTTTAAGGTGTCGGTCTTTTCCTTGTATGCTGAGTTTCTTTCGTTCACGGGAAACCCATTTACGCACCGCTTCAAGTTCTTTGTCTAGTCCGAAGTCTTTGATTACCTGACGGGCTATTGCTGTGTTATTAGAAGTGGATTCTAATTTAACACGGATAAACTCTTTGATCGTTTTATTCATAGTTAGGCTTTAAAAATTTCGCCTAAGTTACGAATTATCTAAACACCTTAACAGCTTCTAAACGGTTTAGCCACCCTTTCTTCCACTTTGCGTTCTTACCAACTGCGATTTTTTCATAAAAGGCACGGCGTATTTTAATCATTTCGTCGAATAGTAGTTTAGAATCTACGTTTTTAACAGCGTTGATTGTTTGGTTTCCTATTTGCCCATCTATTTCTATGTTTTGTCCGAGTTTTCTTAATGCAGTCTGAAGACTTCTTGCACCAACACCTACTCCTGACATCCACGCAAATTCAGTCGTAAGAACAGCAATGTTAAACGGTAGTCTGTCACCTTTAACTTTATCCCAGAACCTAGTTTTAAATATCTTAAACCACATTTCAGACGGCATAGAATAAAATTCAGCGTCATTGTCTGTGCCGAAACTATTTACCCACGTTTGGTATGTTATCCCGTGGCTAGTATGGTATTTAACACCTTTGTATGGAGTAGGACAAAAGTATTTAGAGGCTGAATCTTCTAAAGATTTACCATACTTACCCTCCCAACGTGCAACGAATTCTAAATATTTATCTAAGTTCATCCCTTTTTAATTAAGTACAACGCTGCTAATCCTATTAAACCAAGTGCAACCCAAACCCACGGGTTACGGTTTTGTGATCGTGTTTGCTTCGTTTTTTCTTTGGCTTGTTTGGTAACCTCTTTAACTACCACTTCTTTAAGGCGGATAGTATCTCTGTGAATCTTGTATTGATACCTTATTTCCTGACGGGTTAACGGCACTACTCTGTCATTAACAACTATTATACTATCATGTGAATAGTATCGGTGGTTTATAGTATCATATTTGGTTACTTTGATAGTATCTATTTTACCACATATCCCGCCTTTCTGCTGATACTTATTTAAGTGGTATGTAGCAGAACAACCAACAGAGCCTAAAACGAATGCTACAAAGATTATTGTGGCTAATATCCAAATAGCTAAAAGACGGTTATTTAGTTTCATTCTTGTAGTTCTTTTTTAATGTCCTTTGCCTTTCTAACTAAGCCGATAATCTTGTTTAAAAACGAATATCCTTTTACCGCTTCAAAAGATTCATCCATAGATTTAACTTCAATAGAGATTAAAACCAACGCAAGTAATTTAGTACAGATAAAATTAGCACTAACAACCATAGTTGTAAGGTCGTTAATCATCCAATAATCTGTGGCATAAACAAGACATACCGCCCCGCAATAACTAACGGTCTTAGGCACGAATCCAAAACGGGCTGTTCTAGATGTTATTTTGTCGCCTTTTTTATATGCTTTCCAAATACCGAAAAGCGTGTCTATAATAACCGAAAGACCGACAAGTAAAATAATGCCAGAAATAGGAGCGAAAAAAGCTAATAAAACTTTTAGAATAGTAGACGAATAGTTAACTAAAATAGCCCTCATTCTATGAATTATTGTTCAAATTGTGCTAACCATGTATCAACCATCCCTTCGATCTCGCTATCCTCCCAAGTATCTTTGTACGGCATATCTTCAGCCCTTACTCCGAATGATGCTGTATCTGTTGTCAGGGTAACATCTACAGAAAGAAGTTGATCAATAGCCCTGTCAGAGATGCTATTCATGTTAACCTCTATTTTTGGGTTAACTATTTGTACTTTGAATTGTGGGAAAATATAAGTTGCCATATTATGAAAGTGTTGTTCCGTTTACTGTGAATGTGCGAACTGGAATCCATCGGGGCTGAAAAGCTGCTGTTTTAGAGACGTTTTCTATTGCCGTTGAATTTCTTGTCACACAAAATGCTTGTGTAGTATTTGCTGCATTTGTTGTAGATGTCCAATAATAACCATTCTCAGTAGGTATATTGAATGGAGAGTAATTGCCGAATGATGAAATCGATGAATCAATTAAA